GTTTTGCGGCGATACGGGCGGAAATTGATCAGGCTCCAGACGACGGACGTGCCCGCCGTGTAGGCGGCGCCGCTGACCCATGCGCTGATATTTGTCACGCCAAGCGCGGTATTGATCTGGGTAATCATCGTGGAGAGCGCAGGACCCAGCGCATCCGCCTTGGTGTTGAATGCCGCTTCAGAATCGCCTGAAGTCGGCCAGGCCGGCAGTAAATCAACGCCGCTCATATAAGCTCCTCGATTTCAATATCACAAAGGGAGTGGTATGGATACGCAACCACAACGGAAAAGCTCTTGAAAAAGCCATAAATGACGGATGCGCCGAATAGCTTTGATCCGACATAGACGGCCGGCGTTGCCCGGAACGCCTTTAGCGTTGCATGAACAGAATCGGCCTTGTTGTTATCGACAAGGATCGTCATCCTTGATACGTTTGCCGCCGCCCGCTGAACGACAGTGGCATTGCCCCAGTCGTCGATTGATTTGACGGAATAATCCACAATGCCAAGCTCCATCCCGAGTTGGGTGTAGCCCAACTCAGAGACTTGGCCAATCACACAGGCCCCACAGGCAACGGTGTTGCCTGGGTCGCTGATCGTGATGGTCAAGGTGGCCCCGGCATAGGGTGGTAGGTCATCAAATACGGCAAACGTACTTCGGCTTCGTTGGCCGAAGAACCAGGCGTACCACGTTTTAATTCCGTTGGTGAGCGAAAGCGTTTGCGTCGAGTCATAAATCACCCCAGAGGATGGATGACTCACCTGCACCTGCACGCTGGAGGCTTCGATATTCACCAAGGCAACCGCGCCAATTCGGCCGGGAACGGAGGTTGATATAACGATGGAATCTGGATTGGTTGTCTGGCTGGTGGCGGACTTGTCGAACATCCGCCATCGGTTATTTGTGCCGATGTCCAACCACAGCGCGGGCCGCTTGATGACCCATGCCGAGTGAAACCCGCCGCCCTTCACATCGGTGATGTTGAGGACAAGCGTACCTGACGTGTAGCTTGTCACCGTCCCCGTGAGCAACACGCTCGGATCGTCTGCGGCATAGACCTCAACCTCTTGCGCCGCCGCGAATGACAGCCCTGCCGAAACGGTAAAGACGCGATTCCCGGCAATGGCCAGATTCAGGGACGTGCTGACAACCTCAGGATGATTGCCGAGATTGGACGGCACCAGCGATTCGTAATTCCGGTGCGACGATGCCAACAGCACCCGGTCGCCTTGCGCGTAGGTAGTCACGCTCGAAAATGCGGAGTAATCCGTCTCGGGCACGTTGGACGAGATCAGCGCCGCGTCATCAATCGGCGTTGGGCGGATCATTTTCATAGTGCAGCCCTCTCTACAGGCATGCCAATCCCTTCCCATTTTTCGAGGACTTGTGCTGACTTGAGCGCAAATCGGGCCATCGAAACTTGGCTAGCTTCAAGGTTTCTAAACTGCGCCCGAAGCTGCGCAAGCTCATTCATGACTTTGGGATCAGACACAATCACGGCCTCGGCCCTACCTGTTGCCCGCTGCGCCCGAAGGTAGTCGGTGCGACTGGCGAATGACGACGTTTTCAGGTCTCGCGTACCGTACGCGCCACCCATCGCCGCCGCGTCCGTAATGCCTGCGAAGGAGCCGGAGACAGCCAGCAAGGTGGCGTACATCTTTCGGCCGGATTCGGTCGCCAGGTCTTGTGCTTCCACCAGTTTGCGGAACTCATCCCGCGTAGTGGGAATCACGTCCAGGCCAATTGCCTTTAGGGTGTTGCCGATCTGGCCCTTTGTGTAGTCCTTGCGCTCGCCTTCGCTGTAGAAGTTTTGCCAGAAGGTATCGAACGCCGCCGTTGCGGACGACGCGCCGCCAAGCAACTGAATCAAGTTATCGCGACCACCGATGCCGGAGGCACCAAAGGCCGCGTTACCCGACCGGCCCATGATCGCTGCCATTTGATCGGTCAGCACGAATTCGCCGGCCAGCCGCGACAACGTTGTGCCGAGCGTTTCGCCGGACGCCTGGAAGTCCTTGATGTTCGGAATCAGCCGGGTGGCGATTTCGTCACCAAGCTGCGAAAGCGCATCCTCGATACTCTTGAATCCAGTGCTGGCGACCGTGGTCGAATTCAGCAACGACGGAGAGAGTCCAAGCGTTTTTGCAATCGACTCGCCCGAGGCAAAAACGGCAGCCGATGCCTGGGCAATCTGCGTGATCTGCGCTGAGGTAAGCGCGGTGCCATCATTCCACCGCCCCCGGCCGCTGGTCTGGCCCGCGACCCATGAATACGGGATGTTTGCGGGAACTTCATCCGTGATGCCAGCTCCAGTGCCGGTGCCCATCACGCCAGATTTTGTGAGCTTGAAGGCATAGCCCGTGCTGTCGGCATTATTGTGCGGGTCTTCGCCTCCGCCATCGAGCAGCCCGCCAAGCACTGAGCCGATGGCGGTGCCGATGCCGGGCATGATGTACGTCCCAATGGCCGACCCGGCGGCACTGCCATAGTTACCCTGCGAAAGCGAATACAACGCCCCGGCGTAACCCAGCGCAGACGCCCCCTTTGCGGAGAGCCATTCACCAGCCGAGGTGAGCTGCTTCACCCCTTTGCCAACGGTCGTGGAGAGCCCCAGCGATTCGCCCACACCGGAGAATCCAAAGTTCGTCCATGAATTTACGGGGGCAGAACTCCACAGCCCTGCGAACCCGGTGTTACCCGTGGAGAAGGAACCCGATAGCGGGTTGTACCCCCCCGCACCACCCACGCCACCACCACCCGCCGCCCCGCTCATGCCGAAGGCGTTTGTCACTTGCCCATACACCTGGAATACGATGGGCTTAAGCGTGGCCTCATAGATGGCGCTGCGAAGGGCGGAGCGCAAGGTGCGTCCGATCTGCTGGGCAGCGTCTGCGCCGTTCTCGCCCCATGCGTCAAAGACTTGCCGGGCGATGCGGTCGGTCTCTTCCCAGCCGCGCTTCCATTCTTTTTTAGCTTCGTCCTGAACGCGCTTGTTTGAGGCTTTCTGCTCACGTTCTCGCACGAGCGTAGCCTGTCTCTCTCCACCATCAGCAGCCTGTCGTTTGGCTTCAGCGAGGTCTAAGTAGCCCTGTGCCACTTCTGGGAGAATGCCCATCATGTTGAGCATGACGGCCTGAGATTCCAGCGTCGCCGCCGTGATCCGGTCAGAGGCGGCGGCATCTTCTAGCTTCGCAGCGCGATATTCGGCCTGTGCCTCTTTGGACAGACCGAACATGGAAATTTCATCTTCCAGTGAGGCGTTCTGCTGTTCGATAGATGCGGCGCGGCGCTGCTCATCGGCGGCGAGCTTGGAAAAGAAATCGCCTCGCGCCTTTTCTTGTTCAGCGAGTTCCTTGGCAATGTCTTTGCTGAACTTCTGTTCTGAATTCAGCTTGATGACCGATGATCGGTAGTCATCAAGGGTGATCTTATTGCCCTGATATGCCTTTTGAAGCGTGGCGAGACTGGAAAGGTAGTCGTTATCAAAGCCAGCAGATTTGGCGTTGATCTTGTTTAGAACGGCTTCCAGCTCTTCCGCGTCCTTCACGGCTTGGGATTTGCCGCTGGACTTTTCCTGATACTTCGCGCGGATTTCGCCGATGCGCTTCTGAATCTGCTCTTCCGTCAATCCAGCCTGAATGCCGAGATTGCGGGCTTTCTCAATGTCTTGCTGTAGCTTGACCTGCTTGGAAAGAAATTGCTCGCCTTCGCGCAGCCATTGGATTCCAGCCTCTTCCTTGGCTTGAGCCTCGGATTTTGCCTTCGCTACATCGCCCGCCAAGCTGGCGCGGGCTTTCTCATTGATGAGTATCTGCTGACTGGCGCGAAGCTCGTTATTCAGCCTAGCAAGTTCAGCCTGCGCAGAGATTGGATCGTAAGCCGCGTTCTTTTTTGTGTCTGCAATCTTGCGCTGTATGGCTTCAACATTAGCGCGCGCAGATTCCAGCGGGTCAGCTTGACGGCCCACACCAAGCATGGCGTCCCACGCTTCCTTGGCACCTTCCTTGACGCCAGCCCATGCCTTTTCGAGATAGCCAAGGTTCTGGATAAGTTGATCGCTACGACCATTCATCGCATCGGCAAAGGTCTTCTGTGCCAGTGCGGCGGCTTCGGCCGCTTTTCCTTGATCTTCCAGCGCCTTGATCTGACGATAAATCTCAGCGGTCAGGTAGCGTTGCGATTCGTTGAGCTTGAGCGAGGCTTCAACCGGAGATTTTCCGAGGTCTTCAAACTGCTTGATGGTTTCGCTAACAGACTGGCCGGTGGCCTTCTCCATCTTCAAGGCGGCAGACGATACAAGCTCAAGATTCCCCGCTGCGACACGGCCCGAGGCGACGGCCTGTTGCAAGGCTTCTGCCGCTGCGCCCTTGGTGGCGCCGGTCGTTCCTGCCACTGAGGTGGCGAGGGTGTTGAGCTTATCCACCGTCACCCCGGCCGCATTTCCGGTGAGGATGATGGCCTTGGCGTAGTTTTTTGCTTCTTCGCTGCCTTGGTAGTAGGCATAGCCCAATGCCGTTGCCGCCCCAGCAGCAAGGGTGAAGGGGTTGATGAGCCCGGCGACGTACCCGCCCAATGCGCGGGCAGCGGGGCCAATGCCGCCAAACATGTCCTTGAGCTGGCCGCCCTGTTGCAGCAGGACTGTCAATGGCTTCTGCCCACCAGCGATTGACGTTGCAATGTCTGTGAATTGCGCAGGAACGCCACGCAACGCAAAAGCCATTTCTTTCGCAGATAGCGAGGTCTGCCGAATCTCCATGGACGCGGCTCGTTGCTTCTCTGTGGCCGCGTCAAGTTGTGACAAGTAGGGCTTCAGCGAATCAACACTGACCCCACGCTGTTTGGCAACGGCTTCGTAATACGCCGAGGTTCCCCGTGCTCCGGCTTCGGTGACGGCCGTGGTGCGCTGAATGGAGTTGATGATGCTCTTGGTCGCACGCTCAACTGATGCTGAGGCTCCATCAGCACCGCTGCCTAGGCCTTTTTCGACCTTCTCACCAGCACGAGCGGCCTCGTCGCTGAGGCTCTTAAACGACTGCTTGGCTTGACGGACGCCAGTTTCCACACCATCGGCGGTGGCAACTACGTCAATCTGATATACGCCATCGGTCATGATTGCTCCGGTCAGGTGCTGCGCATGGCCTTGAGGGCTTCGCGCTCAAGGTGTTGGATGTCTTCAATCAGGCAGTCCGCGTCCTCTCTTGCGAGATTCAGGCGGTCAATCCATGTGAAAAGAACGAGGTAGTTCAGCCCTTCACGGCCCCGAAATGAGTAGGTCCATTGCGTATGGAGGCGTGTGAAGAGATCAACAGCCGGGAAGTTTTCCGGCCAGATTTCGAGGGTGGTGTCGTAATCGGAGAGCTTCAGGCCAAAGGCTTCAAGCTCTTTCTCGTCGGGCGGCGGCTCGTACAGTGAGACCGCCGCCGCTGTCAGTTTCCCAAGCGGCCTTCGTTGATGCCAAGGCGATACGCGTCCATGATCGCCATAACGGCGGACGGGACTTCATCGGCAAGTTGCTGGGCATTGACGATGTTCAATTCCGCATCAACATCCCACCCCTCCAAGACTTCGATCAGGTATTCGCCGTTTTTCTCGCGGGTCTTTTCCATGAGGGTTTCCATGGAGAACTGACCGTTCTTGAGCGGTTCGCCAGCGTCTTTCGAGAGGGAATCCACCAGCGCGCCGAATTGGGTGCGGGTGCGGTATTTGAAGACGCATTCGATCTGCCCTTCGGTGCCATCCAACAGCGGGAAGGTGACGGTGCGCTTGAAGTTTTTGGGCGCATTGCCCAGCTTGATTTTTGCCATGTTTTTTCTCGTTTGCGTAAAAAGGCCCATGCAGGTGCGACCTGCCGGGCATGAAAAAGCCCGCCGGAGCGGGCTTAGGAGGCAACGGCTTAGGAGGCGTACCGGACGGGACGAGCTTGCAGGGCAAAGGTGGCTTTCACCACCATCACCTGGCCCTTGTTGAGGGACGGCGTTTCGTTGAAAGAAATCTGGCCGTAGTAGAAGATGAAAGACCCATCGGGCAGTTGCAGCTTGAGCACACGGAAGGCGCGGGCATCGGCGGCGGCTTTCAGGGCGATGTAGCCAGGCAGGGACGGGTCATCGGCGATTTCGAGAGAGATGCTTTGGGCAGAGAACACCGTGGGCAATTGCGTCTCGAAGTTCTGCTCAAGGAAGGAGAAGGTGGCGTATTGCTGATCGCCGCCTTGTGTGGTGAGGCCCATGATTTGAGAAATCTGGGTGAAGCCGCCGACCAATTGAGCGGAGCCCGTACCAGATCCCGCAGGGTAAAGGCTGGTCAGGCTAGTATCGATGCCGTCAAGGTTGAAGGCGTTGGCAACCGAGCCCGCAACGCGGACGGCTTTCTGGTTCAGATTCGACCAGCCGGAATTCATCAGTACGATGTCGCCATTGGCGAAGCCGTGCGCGGTGGAGGTTGCGACACCGGGATTGGCGTTGGTCAGAGCAGAAACGGTCTTTGTAGAGCCGAGAGTGGTGGAGAGGGTGACGATTGCGCCGTCAGGGAGTTTTGCGCTCATGGAATGGGCCTTTCAGAAATGAAAAAACCCGCCGGAGCGGGTTTGGTGTGAAAGCCCAGAGGGGATTCCGGGCATAAAAAAAGCCGCCCGGATTGCTCAGGGCGGCTTGGTTTCTTTATGTGGCGCTATCGTTCAGACCAGATGCTGAAATCTTGGCGGGCGCCACGCAGTTGGGTTTCTTCGTCAGCGACGGCAGTCATTGCCCCATAGGGACTGGCCTGGAACGCCGTGGAAAGAACGAGCGCCGCTTCGATCTGCGCCATCAAGGCGTTGGCCTGTGAGCGGGTTGCGGCCCATACGGTGATCTGCATCCGTGCGTTCCGCTTGTTGAACACGGCGCGCTCAACGTAGGCTGGAGATGCGCCTCCGATTTGTTGCCATACGGCATAAGGTGCCGTAACAGTTGCCGGGGCGAAGTCGGGGAATGACTGAACAACGCCAGACACAAGGGTTTGCAGATCGGATTCGAGGCTCATTTCTGCGCGCTCAAGTAGTCATCCATGGCGACCTTTGCTGCCGTCTTGGCTTCATGCTTTGCCGCTTCATAGGCAGGACGAAGGAACGGGTGCGCCGGGGCGCGTGAGGTGCCAAACTCAACCATGAATCCATAGGGGCATTTCTTGTGATTCCACGCGACGTGATAAGTAGCTTTCCCGTCTCCGCTGTTGTCCTTTGACATGACCTGATAGATGGAATCCCTAAGCGTGCCCGCGTTGAAAAAGTACTTTGTCCCGTTGATCTTGAACGAGGTGCCGTGAAACCAATGCCCTCCTCCGGACACCGGTGCGCGAAGTTTGGCTTCTCGGTAGAACACTTCGGCCGCCGCTTGAGCCCCCACATAGACCACGTTGGTTTTTGCCTTTGCAACATAGGCGTCCAGTCCGGCGAGCACTTCGTCGAGGTTGTCGCTCATTGCACGCGCTCACACACGAGATCAAGGTAGTCATTCCGCCCTACGGGAAGGATGGCCTGAATGTCGAACACTTCGCCCGATGACTCGACCCGCATGCCGTGATTGATACCGGCAAGGTAGCGAATGCGGATGCTGGTCTTTGTTAGGGAAACATCCGCCCCTGCTTTGAGTGCGGACAGGCCGGAGAGGTATTTGATGTTCGCCCATGCCGTAGCAACCAGTGACCATGTAGTCAGTGGCTGGCCCATGGCATCCTGCCCGGTGTCTCTTGATTTGATGGTGACGAGTCGGTCAAGTTTTCCGGCGTCCATTAGATGGCCTTCCAGACGCGTTCGGCGGCAATGAGCGAGTCGAGGAACGATAGGGGCTTCATTTCGCGTTCGTTGATGGCGGACCGGTTGTCATACATCGCAGAGATGTGAAGAAGCATCCATTGCCTGATGCCAATGGGGACGGCCGATCCGTAGCCAGCAACGAACCGGACCTTTACTGCGTTGGAAATGTCATCCGTTGCGGGCCAGGCGTTTCCGCTGGTGGGGATGAGCCACGACTCATAGGGATCGGCGTTATCCAATCCATAGACCGACGAATTCAGCGTTGTCTCTACCCCGCCCGTGACGTACTTGACGCTAACGATTGACGATACGCCCGCCGTTTGGAGATCAATTTCCAAGGTCGGGAAGGCGTCAATGGTCAGCTCAATCGTTTGATCAGGGACCGGGCGGCGCAATTCGGTTTCAACCATGGCGCGGGCGGCAGCGACGAGGGATGAAATCAGCGAATCCTCGTCCGTTCCGGTCACGCGGCATTGCGCTTTGGCTTCTGCGAGCGTGACAGGTTCCGCCGTCGGGGGCGTGATGATCTTTATGGCCATGGTGGTTATCCGTAACGAGATTGGCGGCGCGACGTGGAAGCCCGATCTGCTCGGGCGGAGAATCCAATTCGTTGATTGCGCGATGATTCCGAGGTTCGGCGGTGGCCAGATCGAGCGGACAGGAGGGATGCAGCAGACTCGCTACCGATGAACGCAGACAGGGAGTCGTCAATCTCAATAAGCAACAAACTCGCCGATAAAAATACGGCCGAATTTGCGGCGACCAGATCAGCCGATTCAAGAACCAGCGCCGACGATGAGAGTGTTATAAAAGCCGCGCCAGAAACGGTTGATGCTGACTCGCTGATTGCCGCAGTCGCCAGTACCGGGCTTGTTCCAATCGCAGCAGAGGCGCTAACAGAATCAAGCTGCTCAGAAATTGATGCCGCAGAAGCAATAGCAACCGCCGAAGCCGACAACAAAGCATCGGACGACTCAGAAATGGCCGCTGTCGCCGTTACCGGCACGCTTCCGATTGATGCAGCCGCAGAAACTGAATCTCCACTCTCAGAGATTGATGCGGATGAAGAAACACTACAAGCAAGATACGACGACAACGAATCACTAGATTCGCTAATTGTTGCCGTTGCAAAAACATCAGACGATCCACCGCCCGATACAGCCGGTCCAAGGCCGAATGCCTCAAGGCCGAATGATGCAAGCCCGAAGCTCATGGCTTACACCGGCCAGCCAGCCGAGATGTCGAGATTTAGCACCGCCTGCCAGTCGGTCATGGCGTTGATTGTGGCGCGGTAGCCCTCTGCTACAGAGAACACTGCGGTATCGCGGGCGGCTGTGGTTGCAAGAACTTCCTGAGCCAACGCGGGCGTCATCGCCTCAAAGGTGTTGTCAGAAAATTTCCACAGCAGCCCCGCAGGCAGTGAAGCTCCCATCAGCACCAAGCCTAGCTGCTGCGTGCGCGCACCTTCGTCGGTATCAATAACTTTTCCGACACTTGCAATCGGCACGCCGGCATATTTCACGGCTTCGCGCTTGACTTTGATCTCTTCCCACTTCTGCGCACGGGCCACGGCGAGCACGTCATAACCGTCAATGATCGCCTGCACGGACACAGGATCGTCCGCCAGCCACTGGCCGTTTTGCTCGACCAGCGTAAAACCGGCGGCGCGGACCAGATCGTGCAGTCCGAGGCCCTTTTCGGTGTAATCGACTGGGTACATGGTCAGCTCGTCAGGATCAGGTGGGGCGCGGCATTGCCGGCGGTACCCATCGTCCAGGTAACGCCGGTCAAATCAGCGGGGATCGGGCCGGCTTGCGCGGCGTACAGCCAGGTGTAGGAGGTAATGCCATCGGAGCCGAAGCCGAGGATGGGCGACTGATTGGATGCGGCCAGCCCGCGAATGCCGGCGGCCGAGGTGCAGGTGAGCAGCCACCAGTAGAGATGTCCAGGTTTGAGGACGGGAGCATAGCTAGCGGTGTCTGTCTTTACGCCCGTGGTGCCGACGTTGACGGAGCCCTGGCCCAGCAGGTTGCCTGGCGCGAACCGCCCGTTGACGCAATACGACTCTGCGACGCCAATATAGGCGGTGCCGGCCACCGCCGAGGTGACCGCGAGGCCCACGCCCGTCAACGCCGGGTAGGCCGGCGCAAGGATCGGCATCGCATACAAGCGGTTGGCCGTGAGCGTCAGCGACCCGCCGACGTTACCGGCCATGTTCGCCGGGTTGAAATGCGCCGCGATGACCGGGGTACGTACGGCAGGGGACGCCAGCGGCGGCGATCCGTGATGCAGCGTGACGATCAACTTACTGGTGCCCGAGAGGTTGATCGGGCTGCCACCCATCGACATGACACCGCCCACCTGCTTGGCGATGACGGCCGCCGGCCGCGACATCTGGTTACCGGTCAGGGCGGTGCCGATGCCCCACTCACGGTCGCCGTTACCAGACTCCAGCTCATAGCTGACCGGATCGTTGATGCCGTACAGGTCGAGGATGTTGAGATAGCCGCTCACGGCCACCGCCGTGATGGTGCCGGTGCCCGTGGTGGTGGTGGTGGCGTTGAGGCCGAGCTCAAGCATGCGTTACTCCGCGCGAGAGTGGTAGTGGGGTAACGGGATGCGGCCGGAGACGGCGAGGCCGAAGCCGCTGCTGATCCAGGCCAGCATGGGCATAACAACGAGATACGCGCCAGCGACCAGGACGGACAGGGTGATGGCCACCGCGCGCAGCACGGCCCACTGATGCTGCCGACGCCAGCGGCGCCAGTTGTCGAGGGTGATGCGGATGTGCATGTCGCGTATCCAGGGGCCTGGAGGTATCACGCCGAAGCGGTAGTCGTCTTTGCGGCGGAAACCCATTACGTATTTGCGGAATTAATGGTGAATGACGTAACGGTGATTGACTGGCCGCTGGTAACAGTCCCATCGACTTGCAAATCACCCGACCCGATGCCGCACGTTCCCTGGATATGGCATGTCGTATTTGCCGAGTCTTTGATTCGGAAGTGGGTAGGCGTTGCGCCAGAGCCCGCCGACGCTGTACCGCTCCAGGTACCGACTTTCGCCTTACTGGCAGCGCTTGCGGCAGCCATCCAATCAGAAGGCAATGAAAGCGTCGCAAGCAGCGTTCCTGAATCGGCCGCAGCGCAATTCGCTGGAGCAGAGCCGCTGTAAATGTTCAGCTTTGCGCTTGTCCCGGCGGTTGATTCAACGGCATCAAGTCGGGCGTTATTCACCGAAACAGAGTATTGGACGGCCATTTATCAGGCTCCAGAAATGAAAAACCCCGCCTAAGCGGGGTCGGGTTGTTTGGGTTTGCGGCCTCGTTTTGGCCGGGCTGGCTCAACGCGCATTGCCGATGTTTCGGGCGCGGAGTGGTGCGCGGATGTTTCACGGACCGCCCATCCTTGATCGATGGCGACACGAATCAAGTCTTCATCCGTCGTTTCGATTTCTCCCGCCGCGTAAGCCACAATTTCAACGCCACGGTGCGCCCAATCAAAGGGCTTGATGATCTGTAGTTTCATGATGAAATCCGGCCCCGTTTCCAGGGCCGGAGAAATCACATTAGGAGGATAGCATCAAGCTACAGAAATTTTCAACAGCTTAATTGCCTGTGTGTTCCTGAGCTTCGCGCCTACACGCTTGCGGCAGTAGAACTTCACAAAGCCCGGCGTGGTGATCTCGTCGCGGGTGATGCGCATTCCGACACGATCAGCGATCAAATAGCCTTCCTTGAAGTCGCCAAACGCTAGCGGGAAGGCGTTAGCCGCAACGGCCGGCATGTCTTCCGCTTCGGTGATGCCGTAGCCCATGAAGGTATCCGGCTGACCCGCAACAACGGAGGGCTGCCACAAATACTGGTTCGCGGTGTCCTTGTATTTCCGCAGAGCGGAGAAGATCGTCTTTGCGCCAACCCAGCGCGCATTGTTGCGATAACGCGCACGCAGTGAATAGATCACGTCGTACAGGGTATCCAGGCTGGTCGGCATGGCCGACGCTTGACCCGATGCGATGTATTGCAGGGTGCCAAAGGCGCGGCCAGAATCCGCCGTGGCTACAGGAGCGGGGCCAGCCAGGAAGCCGGTGGGCTTTTTCGTTCCGTTGCCGGAGACGAAGGCCGCGCCTTCACCCAAAGCAAGCGTTTCGGCAACAGAGGTGGTCAGCCAGCTTTCAACGTCGAAGAAGAGATCATCGAGCGATTCTTCCGATGCCTGCGGCTTGGCAGAGGCCATGCCGAAGGTGGGCGCGACTTCGGCCAGGTCTGGCGTGTTGGTCTGGTTGCGAGTGTCGGTTTCGCCAAGCCATTCGAAACCAGCGCCGTTCACGTCGAACAGTTCCTTGTAATCAGGGCTGCCGACAGTGCGAACGGTGGCAATCTGGCGGATCGGCGAAATATCCACCGACAGGCGCGCGATCTGGCGTTCGATGATTTCGGGCAGCGCGAAGCCGCCAGCAGCGCCGGTCGATGTCACGGTCTGCGTCGAGCGGGTTTCGCGGCCATCGCGGTTTTTGGCTTCCAGTTGCTTCGCTGCGGCGGCGGCCTTTTGCTGGCGCTCGTGATCGTTGGGCGCGCGCATCCAGTCGAGGAAGGCATGGCGGTATTCCACATCTTCGCGGCTTTCACCATCCTGCTTACCTGCATCGAACCCAGGACGGGCCAGCTTGGTTTCCATCTTTTCCAGCTTGGTCTTCATTTCACCAAGGGATTCGATATGGTTGTCGATACGGGACAGCTTCAGGTCGAGATCGGCGGTAGAGTTGCCCGCCTTGACGGCCTCGATCCGGGCGTCATTGGTCTTCTTGTACTCTTCAAACGCAGTGGCGATTTTGTCGAGCGCATCAGCGACCGATTTGACGCTCGGGTCTTCGCGCTTTTCGTAAATGCCAACAGCAGACAGCTTCGCCATAAAGGCGTTGAAATGCTTGTCCATAACGGACATGGAGATTGCTTGCATGATTTTTCCTTTTAGGATGTGAGGGAATTGAGCAGCCGGTTGGCTGCTTTAATTGCCACGGCGGTTGAATTCGCAGACTCGCTCCGCGCTTCTCCCATCCGCATGACGCGAGAGACAAAGGCTGTCGCATCGGACTTGCTGAACCCGGCATCGCGCAGGGCTTTTTCAGCATCTTTCGGCGTCACCAGTTCGTCAGAGGATTTGACGTTGGTGATTCGCGCTTTTTCGTTTGCCGGGAAGGTCACTAAGGACACTTCCCACAGATCAATTTCGGTCAGGGTGCGAATATCGGCTTGCTGGTCATAGGCCCATTGCTTTGACATGAACCCAATGGATAGCCCGTTGATCGCGCCCATCTTCAGGAGAGCGTGTGCTTCTTTCCCTTGGCTTGTTTCCAGGCACAGCTGGCCTTTGACGCGCAGCCCTTTGGCGTCTTCTGTCATTTCCGTCCAGATACCAATTGGCTCATCGGCTTCGTGTTGCCAGAGCATGGCGGGCATGGTGCCTGCCGCTTTGTGGTCGGAAAGAGAGGCGATGAATGCGCCTTTTGCAATTACGTCGTCGTAGTTGTCTCGCACGCCAAACACGGAGCCATAGCCCTCGATGCTTCCATCGTCTCCAGTGGCTTTTATTTGCAGCGAGAACGAACGGACTTCACGGCCGCCCGGTGCGTCTTTGCGGTACAGGCGATTCATTGGCTTTCCTTTGTGCGTAAAAAAACCCGCCGTGGCGGGTTGTGGTTGTTTGCTTCGCTCTTTCATGGGGCCGGCGGTGTCGGCTGCCCTTTTGACATGTTCATCGGGGTCAGGTAGTCGTCTCCACCTTCTCGCGGGTCGAGTCCGTCGTAGTCGCGGATTTCATTCGGGCTGTAGATACCCATTTCGATCATGGTCCGCGTCCATTGCGCACGATCAACCATTGATCCAGCCGTCAGGTAGCGCGTATCAAACTCGGTGAAGAGCGGGCCGCTCCCGTCAAGCAGGAATTCGTCAAGCCGGTCATTCCATGCTTTATGCCAAGGCGCAAGGGTGTGTTTCAGGTGCGCGGCGAAGAAGGCTTCAGAGCTTGCAAAGGTGGATGTCTTGTCGGAATGCCCAACCATGATTGGGAAGACGCCATAAACCCGACAAACCTCTTCAATCTGTAGCCGTCTTGTTTCAACATGCTGCGCATCGACGCCAGTAATGGCGGTGTTTTGCCACTTTGCTCCACGGTCCATCACCAGCGGAGCGCCCGCTTTATCTGGGCCTGAGCGTTCTTTCAGCCATCGCGTTAATCGCGCATGCTGTTCGTCGTTAAGGTTCCCATCAACAGAATATGTCCCGCCAGCCCGCAGGCCATTGGCGTGCATGGAGGATTGGCTCTTTTCCGTTGCCATCGCGAGCCCAACGGCCTGACGAGCAAGGGTGACGGCGTTCATTGATGAGCACCAATCCCATTGCACGCCGTTCAACACGAAAACGTCATCCGGCGTGAATTCTCCGATCAGACCAAACTGGTCCCAGCAGCGATAGGACAGTTCATATCGCGAAATACGACGAACGTCCCACCGGCCCGGCTCAACAGGAATCAACTCTCTGACGCGCCGGTTGTCTCCGCGCACTTTGATAGACAGCCCCGATCCAGTCAGGGCGGCGTGCATCGTCATTTGCCTGCGCCACTCGAATGACGTTTGCCACTCATTTGGGCGACGGCTCAATAGTCGGAATTCTGGGATATTTGAGGCTAGCTCACGCCTCCCGTCCGACTTTTCACGGAAGACATTTAGCTTCGGCGTAGCGCATCCATCCGCTATTACTTTGACGCAGGCAAGAACGGTGGAGACCTGTAGCGCCGTTTTCTCTGTCACAGTGACACCAGCAATAGACCCTCCGCTTACGCCATCAATCAGGCCAGCAACCTGATCGTAGGTAAGCTGGGCAGACTTTCGCCCGAAAAATCGGTCTAGTAGTTTCACTTAGTTATCCCAAAATGATTTCCCGGAGCTGGCCGGATTCAGCGACATTAAATAAACAGCACTTAGCAGCGCCATCAGCGGGTCAATCTTTGCGGTCCCACTGGCCTGCTTGGTGATGATGATGGCGTTCCCTCTGGGCTCTACTTTGGCATTTCCGACACACCACGCCATCAGCGGTTGTGCGCCGTGCTCGATTACGCCTTCAGCCAGCTTTCGTTCTGCGGTCTTGATTGATCCATTGAGCCTCCAGCCCTGAGATATGGCGACGCGCTTTTCTTCCGGGATGCCTACCTCAACGAGCGCATCAAGAATTCCGCCGATTCCGCCCGGATCGATGCCGACCATATCGAGCAGTCCAGAGGCTTCACATTCAGCAACGATGCCGGCTAGCTCTGCTACGTCTTCGCCGATATGTTTGACCAGTACCAAGTCACCATCAGCTGCAAAGTCGTGGAACCGTGGCGCTTCTGACTTGCGCCGCTCCAATACGGACGGATGCGCCCATGCTTTCGTCCAGACAAGCCATTTGCCGGTGTCAATCTCGCGGCCAACAACAGCAAGGCCAAGCAAGTCGTCTAACCCGCCACCGTCGATGCCAACATCAACAACCTCTGAGCGACTGAGCAGATCCGCTAACGTCATTCCGTGGCGCTTACCCGCAGCCTCCCAATATTCGGCACCGGCCCAGCGGTCGGAGCGGAGGTTTAGGCCGATTTCTACGTTTAGGTGCTTGGCCCAAAATCCGCGCAACTGGCCTTCGCCGGCCTCGCTTGCTTCTTGGAACTTCTGCGCAATAACTTCTTCATCGACCGACACGCCCCAATTCGGATTGGTGATGTAGGCGTTCGACAGGTCTTTGTGCGCGCCCGCTGCGATCATCGCTTGCGGGAACTCGTAAATCACCGGAAGGAAGCGTTTATCAACTACCATGCCGTCGCGCACCTTGCGGGCATAGTCCAGCTTGTCCTTGAAAACCCCTGACGGCGGCGCGTCGGATTGCGTCGTGCAATAGAAGATGAACCCTTCCGGCCTCGATGCCAGTCCGCCCGTCGCCTCGGTCAGCATGTCCGCTGCCTTGGCCTGCTTGCCAAACTCCCAAAGCTCGTCGATGAATACGCCGATGGCCTTCTTTCCGGTTACGGTCGCACTATCGGCGGCGACGACTTTTAACGTCGCCTGGTTGAGCCGGTCGGTAATCGTCCGTAAGTGGCCCTGTTCGTGAAACCGCGCCTCCAGTTCGGGATTCGCGTTAATCATGTCACGGATCGGCTTGTATGCGTTGTCCGCTGCTTCCTTGGTCGGCGCCAGGATGATGAACTCGCCAGAAGGGCGAAGATTCAGAATCAGCGCCGTGAGCATAACCCCTGCGGCAATGGTCGATTTCCCGTTCTTCTTCGACACCATGAGGAAGTAGCTGGTAATCAGCCGGCGCTGGCGACCAGGGTCGTATGCCCCGAACAGCGCCGCTACCAGATCCATAACCCACGGCTCACAGGCGTCGCGCATCAACGGGCTGCCAGTCGCATCGACCATGCGGAGCGCGCCGAATACGTCTAGCGCATCCTCGGCCATGTCGGGGAACAGCGGTTTGACTGGAACTATTGAGCTCCTAGCAACAATCCTTTCTTCCCAATCGGGACAGGCGGTAGTCCATTCCACTACTTGACCGCCTTAAGCCCTGCCGAGCGAAGACCGAATAGGCTAGACACTTCGGCTGCGGCATCCTTCTTCTGTTCCTTCTTTCCGCCCTCACCGAGTTTCTGATGCACGAACGGCATCAGCGACTTTGCGGCGTCGGCGCGAATTCGCACATCAACAGCCGGGTCGTTCATCAGATCGGTAAGGAAAACTTTCGGGTCCCCATTTGATGAAAACTCAACGACCGGCACTTCATTCTTTTTTCGACCGGCGCCAGGCCGTGACCCGCCTGTATTAGGCCTTGCGCCGCCGCTTTTACCTTTTACGCCGGCCATTTTCTGCTCGATTCATTTGCTGATTGATTGCTGGGATGGGAGAAGCGCGGAGCGAGTCTGCGAATTCAACCGCCGTGGCAATTAAAGCAGCCAACCGGCTGCTCAATTCCCTCACATCCTAAA